CTAACATATTTATATTTGTTTTATACATCTCTTCCGTAGGTACAGGTCTATTAAAATAGACTGGTCCTCCATCTTTTATATTTTTATCTCTTAAATATATTACTTTTTTTCCTAACCATTTACATTCTTGTATCAATCTAGGTGCTGGGTCAAAATATGTTTTCGTATAAACATAAGTCTTAAACAACCCCAGCAAATTTTTTACAGGTGCAAATATATTATTATAGTCCATTATAATGTATTTTTCATTATATGTCAATACTCCGTGTGACTTATATTTGTCAATATGTTTTGAAATTTCACTATAATATACATCATTTGTACCTAAAAAAAGATAGTCAAATTGTATGTTATCCACAACAGGTTTGTATATGCTGAAATTAATCATCTTTTCAAAATACTGTCCTTCACCATCAGGATAGACTTCATAATCACATAAATTTAAAACCTGTGTATTTTTAAAATATTCTAAAGCTGGTTGCCACAAATCGTGTTGATTTTCTGAATAAACAGCTATCAACTTTTTACTAAACAATAGGTGCATTGTCAATAATTGATTATAACTATAATCGTTTTTATCTTTAAATGGCAAAGTCATCATACTTCTACCCATTATAAGAGTTATATCATTTGGCATAGGTGTGTAATGGTCAAAGATAATATCATTACCTACATAGACATACTTTTCTTCAAGCATATCTAAATAATCTTGTTCTTTGAATTTACGGTGTGTGATAATTACTACTTGACTTGCAATACCTATAGAATTTAGATAACAACAATGTTCATAACTATAACACAAGAGACCATCACCTGGTTTACTCGTACATACTATATTAATCATTTATAACCATTCAACTATTTCTGTTATATCGGGTTTATATTCATCAGCGTCTTTTAAAAATTTATCTTTTATATCACTTGACTTTTGATACCCTATTTGCAAACTAAAAATTAATTTATCATTAAGAAAGGATAATTGTTGACTAGCGCTATCTGAAAAACACAATAGATAAGATACATCAAAATTATATTCCATACACAATAATGTAAGTATTTTAGAAAACATTCCTACTTCTACACCGACTTCCATACCTCTGGTTCTATATTTTTCGGGGTCTAATAAATCGTATCTGTGACCTTTGGCAACTTTTCTTTTTACTGATAAATTTGGATTATCTACAAGTCTATTTGTAAAACACAAAACATACGGTGCAAATATATTTTCATTACCATGACCGCCATCATTTTTTACAGATAGATTGTATAGTTCTTGTTTTTCTTCTTTCTTGTGTGGACCTAAAACTGTTATTTTATAAGGTACTAAACTTTGTTTAGAAGCTACCAAGTCATATGTTTTATTGATAATTCTATTTACATCTTCTAAATTAGGTATTTTTTCTACAGAATATTGCCTAACTTGTTTTCTCTTACTCAATAATTTTTCTATAACAGTCATGTTCCTATTTATATAAATAGGTGGACATGAGGATTTGATATGAGTTATAATAGTTTATTATCTTTTGGTGACTTGATACCTTTAAAATTAAAGTGTGATGTCAAGAAGTTATTTGACGAAACGGAAGAGTTCGTCTATCTAAAGTACAATCCAAGAAAAGATATAGAAAGATACGGTTTAAGTATTACCAGTTTAGATGGTTCTCTAAATGGTATAGATTTAGATTCTATAAAAGAATATAATAAAGAAAACAATACAGAATATGATGAGTTATCATTTAACAAATTTACAAAGGTTTATCATACTAGTTCAGAGATACAAAAAATAGTAGAACCTTTTAAAAATCATATTGGTAGGTCACACATACTAAGTTTGCAAGAAGGTGGTTATTTTCCACCACACAGAGATTTACCTGTCTATGTTGAACAACAAAATAGTTTAAGAATATTGGTGCCTTTAAAAGGTTGTAATCCACCAGATATGTATTTTATGTACGAAGATAAACCTTTACATTTTGAACACGGTAGAGCATACTTTTTGAACACAAATAAGTCACACAATTTATTTTCTTTTAAGGGTAGTGACATGATAGTATTAAATATTAAAACAAATGAAGAAGTCTATAAGATTATAGGCGACCTTTTCCAGGCTAGATAAATAGTAATATGTGGTTAACAATTTCAATATTAATAGGCTTAGTGTGGTCTCAAATTATTTCACACTTTGGTGCTAGCATACTATTGCATAGACATTATTGTCACAACCAATTCAAAGTACCTGTATGGTTTGAAAGAGTTGGTTTAGCAATGTTAATGATAGCATGTATTAGAACACCAATCGGGTGGATTGCAAGTCACCGTATGCACCATGCACACTCAGACGGACCAAATGACCCACACGCAGCTAAACATGTAGGTTTCTGGAAAGTATTATTGACTACATGGAATATCGAAAAAATACCTATGAAATATGCTAGAGATTTATATAAAAATCCTAATCTAGTGTTTTGTCATAAACATTGGTTGAAAATATTAATAGGTGTAAATGTTATTAGTTACATTATCTGTCCATATTTTTGGGTGGCCTTTTGTGCCGTACCATTTGTGTTTGCAAAAATAGGATTTGGACTATTGAATACAGTCGGACATAAAACACCAGGTGGAGCTAATGTGCCTTGGTTAAATATGTTCATTGCAGGTGAAGGCTATCATAAAAATCATCACGAAAACTTTAAGCGAATTAGATTGCATAAGTTTGATACTGGTGGTTGGTTAGCGGAGAGATTATTTAAAGATTATGAATCAAATAAAAGAAATACTTAAACATAATAAATTTGTAGATGTACCACTAACAAAAGATGTAAGATACCTTTTGTTTAATCAATCTACAGCCTATGGTTATATTGCCAGAGGTACTGGTCAGGCTACCAACGAGTTAGATAAACTTGAATATGACCACAGAGAATGGGTCAAAGAGATTATAGACCTATCAGATTTTCCTCATTTCTATTTTACTAACGGCACTACAGACGCAATACATCATTGGCGAATGACTGAAACAAGACCGTGGCAAAAGTTGTGTTATGGTGAATATCAATATATGGATATGATAGGACCAGAGGGTACAGTTTGTTGTGATGTGCCAGGTCAATATATGAAAGATGGTCGTTCAGCATTACCGTCTGTAATAGACAAAGATAAACCTTTATACATTTCTATACCGTCAGCTGCTGATGGTAATTTTTTTAATCCACAAGAAAGAGGTCCTATTGAGGCACCTGTAATATTAGATTGTACTTATATTGGCGCAACTAATATACAAAAAATTGATGTGCCTAAAAATACTGAACAAGTCTTTTTTAGTTTTTCAAAAGGGTTTGGTGCAGTAGGTCAAAGACTAGGCTTAGTATATACAAAAGAACCACATCCAAGTTTAGAAAGATTAAAAGGTGTAGAGTGTTGGAATTATAATGGTGTACAAACAATCGACTTATTGATAAACAACTTTAAAGTAGATGATATGTGGAAAAGATATAGAGAAAAACAATTAGAGATTTGCAACAAATATGATTTTGAACCATCTGACTGTTACTTTTTAGCAACAACAAAAGACCCATATTATGAGGAGAGAAGAAGAATGAAATGGAATGACAACGCTAGAATTTGTATCACTCCACTTTTAGGAGATATTGAATGAAACAAATATTAGATTACACACAAACTGATTTTAAAGATTTAGTTACAAAGATTGTAAAAGACGGACAAGTCGTATTACACGAACAAAACCTAACACAACAAGAGTTAACAAAAGTTTGTGAGAAAATGGGTAATGTAGAAACAAATGATTACTTTATGAATCCTAAAGACGCACCAGCAATTAGTATAGTATCTGGTCAATTAGACAAAGATAAAAAACCAATAGGTATGTTTAGAGACCAAGAGTTACAATGGCACGCTAACGGAACAGGCAGACATGAGTTCAGAGAAATATGTGTAGGTCTTTATTGTGTGTATGAGTGTGTTGATACAGTTCTTTCTATAAACAATAATTGTAATGCCTTTGCAGGTCTATCACACGAAAAGAAAGAGTTTTATAGAAACATAGATGTAAGACTTGACAATTCAGGACCTAGAGCTAGACTATGGCCAAAAGATAGTGATTATGAAGGAGTTGGTGAAGATACTTTTAGAGTAGGTCAAGAGCATTATCAAGAAACTGTTGATAGACGGCCTTTAGTAGAAAAACATCCTTTTGACGGTAGAGAGTATCTATACTTTATGGTGCCTTATATAGTAAAAGCATTTACAAAAGACGGTACTGAAATAGAAGACTTTGAAGATTTTTATAATACATTATGGAATGATATGATTAAATCCAAACATCAATATCATCATGTATTTAAAGTAGGCGATTTGTTGTTTATGGACCAATTAAATACAATTCATAGACGGTCACCTATTAAAGATAAAGACAGACAATTATGGAGAACGGCATTTGATTACAGCAATTTCATTTAGTTATAGTGACGACTCTATGAATTATAGAGGTTTAAAATTAATGAATCATTTTTTAAACTTTGATAATTTAATAAAGATTGATTTGCCTATTTGTAATGTAAATGGTCCTGTAGGTCAGACACCAAAGAAACTTGATGATTTAGATGAGAAAATAAAAAATAGTAATAAAATAATCTTTGCAATACCTGAATACTCTGGTCATTATAGTGTAGGTTTTAAAAATTTCATGGACTGGTTAGTTGTGAAGTCAAACTATAATGCTGATTTAGGACAAGACTATTGTATCACGGATAAATCAATATATGTAATTACATTTACACCATCTAAAAAAGGTGCTGGTGATAGACACTTTGATATGACAAAAGAATTGATTGAAAAACTAGGCGGTAAGGTTAAAAAAATGTATGTGAAAAATGATTGTTGGGATAATTTAACTCCTAATAATTATCAATTCGTAGAGAAAGAAAGTAAAGAAATATTAAGAACAACAATGAAGAATGAAGTCAACGGGTGGATTGATAAATTTAATGAATGGGATAAAAAATGGAAAAACTAGACTGTACAGGTTTATATGCATTTAAAGACGGACATATAAAACCTTTTGAATTAGACAATAAAAAAACAATCATGTGTGGAATACCAGGTGCTTACACAGAGGGTTGTACAAAAAAACATTTACCAGGATTTGCAAAAAATTTAGATAAACTAAAAGAAAAGGGTGTTGAAAAAGTTTTGTTTGTAGGTAATAATGATGTATATGTAATGAATGAGTGGAATATGCAACATGGTAGTCCTGAGATAACTACAATATCAGACCCTTTGGCCGTGTTTACAAAGTCAATAAAGAAAGACGAAGATTGGGGAGATAGTTTTGGCATTAGAACAAGCAGATATGCTTTTTTAATTGAAGATGGTTGTATAGTAAAAGAATTTAAAAATCCGTTTGTTGAAGGAGTGTTAGAAGAAATATGATAAAAGGCGTTGCAGAGTATCTTAATATCAATATTAATACTGACTTATACTTGACAATGTATAATATGGTCAAGAAACATGAAAATAATACATTTGGTAAAACGCCGTTTGTAAGTTATTCTTTAGAAGATAATAGAACAGGTAAACCAACAGGTTATGAAAAGGCATTTTGGCCTGTATTAAATGACCATAAACGAGTACACCCACACTATCAGTTTCGTTCTACAGGTTTTAACACAGCGAATAGTACAGAGAAAGATGTATTTGCTCATACAGATATTGATTTAGATACTGAACATCCTAATGGTTATAATATTGTTATTCCAGTTTTAGGCAATTCTCGTATAGATTACTTTGAAACAAAAGATGAAGAAGTTTACTTGCCAGAAAAAAATGCTCATGGTCATGCTTACTACCATGAATTTTATGCTCAAAAAGAAATGGGTCAAGGCACACCTGAATTTGAAAAGTTTTTGAGTGATAGAAAGATAGGTCATATTATTGTTGATAAACCTTTATTGATACAAACTACCATTATGCATAGAGTAGTGGTCACAGAGGCACCTAGATGTGCTTGGGTAACGAGATGGAATAATATACCTAAAGATGTAAGCTTTCAAGAATTCAAACAAAAGGTAGAAAATATATTATGATTAATCCAGAAAAAATAGATATACAAATAAAAGACATGTCTAATATAGAAATGTTAGATGTTGCAAACAGTATTCATAAACAAGGGGTTGCTGTTTTTTATAATCAAGAAATGAATGAATCTGAATATATTAAAACAATGAAAAGATTTGGTGAGTGTGAAGCTCCAGATTTGTTTATGAATCCAAAAGAATATCCTGAAATATTTTTAGTTACAGGTAAAAAAGTAAATGGTAAAAAGATTGGTATGTTTGGTGATACTGAATTAGGTTGGCATTCAAATGGTAATTCAAGACATTTAATTGACAAGATACTTATAGGTTTATATTGTGTAAAAGAAGATATTAATACAACTTTAAGTGTTTGTAATACTCAACAACCATTTGGAGATATGTCGGAAGATGAAAAAGAATATTGGCGTTCTATTACAATAAGATTAAAATTTAAAAACAATACAATATATGATTTAGAAGAAGGTGACCCCGAGTTAGAATTTATGAGTAAAAATAAAGGTAGTATTCGTAAGTTAGTTGGCGAACATCCACACACAGGCAAAGAATACTTTTATTTTCCTTATCACTTTATTTGTAAAGCATGGGAAGGCAAGAAACAAATTGACCATGAAGAGTTAATCAAAAAATTAAAACCAAAAATATTTAAGTCGCAATATCAATATCACCATATATTTAAAGAAGGTGATTTACTTCTTATGGACCAATTTACAAGTTTACACCGTAGAACACCAGTTATGGATAATAATCGTTTATTATGGCGAATAGCATCGGATTTTAAAAATGTCTATAAGTAAAGAAGTACCTTGGCCAAAAATCGTAACTGATTCTGGTGAAATACCTATGAAAAGAAGATATGCATTTAGAGATATGTCATATCTTGACACACTAGAAGCCAGACCTATTTTTGAAACACAAGCAGATATAATAATTAAAAATAATTTTAAAGGTATTGTAGATGTAGGTTGTAGGCATGGACCTATTAATGACTTTTTACATGATAAAAATTATAAAGAGTATGAGTATTATGGTTTTGATACATCACCTGAACCTATAGAGTTAGCACAAAAAAGATGGCCAAATTATCAATATGAAGTTAGAGATTGGGAATCATTAAAAGATGTTAATTTTAAAGTTGACTGTATAATTTTTAGTGGTGTATTGTTATATGAAAAAGACCATTTTAAAATGTTTACAGATATTATGAAATTTTATAATTGTAGTAATGCAGTAATTCAAGAACCATATCACAATCAAAAGTATTATGAAGAAAGGTTAAAACTAAAATCTATTACAGATGATATGCAACAATATAGTTTTTGGGAAGAACATATTGTAGAGGCAGAGATTTTTTGTGGTAGAAGACTGGTCGCCCACGCTAAATTATTATGATAGTAAAAAGATATTCAGAGGACCCCAATAAGTATTGGCCTATGATTGAAAGGTTTAGATTGCAAACCTTTAAAGAAGGCAATGATAGTTTAACATATAAAAAATACAATCCAGATAATCCTGAAATAGAAACATGGATGTCTTTTAAAGATGATAAACTAATATCAATATCAGCTGCCGAAAGTTCACACTATACAAATGACCCCGATATTGCAGTTAGAGTTTGTCGTTATCATATCTTAAAAGAGTTTAGACATACTCATTGTGGTTTAATTATGGCTGAACATCAAATAAATTGGGCAAGAGAAAAAGGTTTTAAGATATTATATATTACACATGACATAAAAAATAAAGCGATAAATAACCTATATCAAAGAAAAAAGAAAATGACTGATAAAGAGTTTAAAAAGTTTACAACTGGAGAATGGTGGACAAAACTACAATTAGAAAAAAGTTTTTTATTTACTACAGGAAAGATGTTACAGTATGTGTACAGCATTCGATTACAAGGTGATTACGATTGGCAACCTGTATCTGATTTTATAATTAAGAGGGAACATGATGGACAAATTATCTAAACACAGTCTACCTACGGTAGCAGACTTAAATCTAAATATTGATTTAAATATGTTGCGTTACGCAACGGATAAACTAACTAGTAAATTTGTAGATGTAAGGTCAGCAAATCCTATGTTATGTATGAACCATGAGGAGTTAGTTAAAAGTGTATATGATAACTTTGAACAAATCAATTTGACTACACCAAGTGAGATACTACCACATACAACAAGTATCAAAGAAAGATTAAGAAGAAAAGAAGAACACCTATATAATGTGCCTACACCAGAATATACAGATAGTTACTTTGAACAAATTGTATCACAATGTAAATCAGAAGCAAGTAGAATTAGAATAACTAAATTAGCGCCAGGTAAAATGATACCATGGCATGTAGATTATGATGTCAACTATGGTGTAAGATGTATTGTACCAATATATGGCAATGATAATGTAATCAATTTATTTAAAAGAGATAATAAAATAGAGGCATATACTTTAAAAGACGGAACAGCTAACTTTCTTAATATAGGTTACAAACATGCAGTAATTAATATGAGTAATCAACCTAGAATAGCTTTAATGTTTACCTTAAATGGTACAAAAGACATAGAAAAACTTTTATAAATAGTAGTAAGGAGATAATTATGAATACAGTAATGATTGATGGCAAAGAGTTTGATGTCGCAAAATTGAGTCCAGAATTACAAAACTACCTAGTGGTAAGACAAGAAATTCAGGCTTCTAAAGTAAGACACAATCTTGAGCTAGAAAAAATCGAGGTGTTAACAGCACATTATAACACAAAAATTGCAGAATTAGTAAAAAAAGAAATACCAGAAGAGAAGAAATAGATGGCCGCAATAGCAAATTTGACAGTAGACCAAGGTACAAGTTTTACCTCAGATGTGACGGTAAAAGACGCAAATGGTAACGCATTTGACTTAACAGGATATACTGCTAATGCTAAGATGGCTAAAGGCTTCGCCTCTACTCGTACAAGAACGACAATAACCACAACGGTAGCCGCTGACGCAACTACAGGTGTTGTCACACTTTCTCTATCATCAACAGTTTCGGCTGCTCTTGACGCAGAAAGATATGTGTACGATTTAGAGATTACTCAGACCTCTAGTGGCAATGTCACAAGGGTTATCGAAGGTATTATTACGGTACGACCACAAGTATCTATCTAATTCAACTCTTTTTTGTTATAAATATACACAAGGAGAGAAATAATGCCTGATATTACAGCAAGAATTAATGTAAATACATCACAAGGACCACAACAGGTATCTGTTGCGTTACCCTCTGCTCAGGCGGCAGCAAATAATTCTCTACAATTGAAGTTGTTAGGAGATGTTGACACAACTGACTTAAATGATGGTGCAATATTACAATATAGGTCAAGTGACGCAAAGTTTGTAACTACAAATGAAATAGTAACTACATCCGGAACTTTGACCATAAACGCAGGAGCATTTTAGGAGTTTTAGATGGCAACAGTAATTCAGATAAAAAGAAGTTCAGCAACGGCAGCCCCGAGTACGCTGAAACTTGGTGAATTAGCATATACACATGGAACAGGTACACAAGCAAATCTAGGAGATAGATTATTTATTGGTGAGGGCGGCGTTGACGGAAACGGTGACGCAAATAATGTAACAGTAATTGGCGGTCAGTATTTTTCTGATATGTTAGACCATGTTGCTGGTACACTAACAGGAAGTTCAGCACTCGTAGCAGACGCAAACTTAGCAGTAGACCAATTTATTGTTGGTAATAGTGCTACAGTAGGTGGTACAATAAAATTTAACGAAGGAACAAATAACGGTACAAACTTTATAGGTTTAAAAGCTCCAAATGCCGTTACAGCTTCAGAAACATTTGTCTTACCTGACGGAGATGGTACAGGTGGACAATTCTTAAAAACAGATGGTTCAGGTAATTTAGATTTCGCAACTGTTAATCAGTTTATTGATTTAGCTGGTGACACAGGAACAGATACATACAATACTGCTGAAACACTTACCTTTGCAGGTACAGGTGGTTTAGTTCAGACTGTAACAGACAACACAGTAACAGTTACAGCAACAGCATTAACAAATTCAAACTTATCAGGTAGTGCGGCTATATCAAATGCAAACTTAGCCAACCCGACAACTACTTTAGGTTCATCTACATTAACATTAGGTGCAGCTACAACAGACATTGCAGGTTTAACTTCTCTAGTTATTGACAGTATTACTATTAATGGTTCTACAATGTCAACAACTGCTAGTAATACAGATATTACTTTCTCTCCTCACGGCACAGGTACAGTAAAAGTACCAAGTGGTTATGAAGATAGAGCAGGATTTACAACTGACTCATTAGCAAACAAAGCTTATGTTGACCAAGTCGCACAAGGTTTAGATACTAAACCATCTTGTAGAGTTGGTACAACGGCAAACTTATCAGCAACTTATTCAAACGGTACTGCTGGTGTTGGTGCAACATTAACAAACTCTGGCTCACAAGCTGCATTATCAATTGATGGTGTAACTATGGTAGCAGCTGATAGAGTTTTAGTTAAAGACCAATCAACAGCCGCTCAAAACGGTATCTATGTTGTAACAAATATTGGTTCAGGTTCATCAAATTGGATTTTAACAAGAGCAACTCCTGAAGACCAACCTGCTGAATTAACAGGTGGCGCTTTCGTATTTGTAGAAGAAGGTACTTCTAACGGAGATAACGGTTATGTATTTACACATAATGGTGCTCCTACATTTGGTACAACTGCTTTAGATGTAGCACAATTCTCAGGTGCAGGTCAAATTACAGCTGGTGCAGCTTTAACTAAATCTGGTAATCAAATAGATGTTGCAGTTGACGACAGTTCAGTAGAAGTAAACGCAGACGCATTAAGAGTTAAAGCATTAGGTATTACAAACGCTATGTTAGCAGGTAGTATTGACGGTGCAAAGATAGAAAACTTTACCTTTACAGACGAAAGTTCTACACAAGGTGCAACTCAGATAGGTATTCCTATGGAGTTCTTAGCTGGCGAAGGAATAAATACAGTTGCTTCAGGACAAACACTTACTATTACAGGAGAATTAGCAAGTACATCAAATATTGGTGTGGCTAGTTTTACCTCAGATAACTTTACAGTTGCATCCGGTGATGTTTCTGTTACTACAATTGACGGAGGCTCATTCTAATATGAAAAATTTATGGAAAAAATTTAAAAGTCTTTTTAACTTAGACTACCCTTTAGTTCTAAAAAAAGAAGATGAGATAGACTTAAAAAATCTAAATAAAAAAACAAAAAAAGAATTAGAAAAACTAGGCAGAAAAATTGGTGTCGAGTTAGATAAAAGACATACAAAAGATAAACTTATCAAACAGATTAAAAAAGCTTGTAAATAATGGCAACAGTAATAAAACCAAAAAGAAGTGAAACAGCATTAGCCGTACCAACTACTAGTGATTTAGAAGTCGGCGAATTATCAGTCAATGTTACAGACGGTAAGTTTTATATAAAGACAAGTGGCAATTCTGTAAAAGAAGTTGGTGGTGCAGGTTCAGTAACATTGCAAGATGTTATGACAAATGGAGCTTCAACAATTACCGATATATTATTAGACCAAGGTGCAAGATTAGTATTTGAAGGTAATTTAGGAAACTCATACGAAACTTTTTTAACAGTTGCAGAACCAACTGCTGATAGAACAATAACACTTCCAAATGTTACTGGTACTGTAATTACAACAGCAAATTTAACAGCTGATGGTTCAACAACAGGCGACCCTTTGGCTTCAGAGGGTACAGCAGTTGCATATGCAATTGCTTTAGGGAGTTAATAAATGGCAAGTACATTTAAAAATCAAGGACATACAGTAGGTTTTTTAGATAATTCTACAGGTAATGTGTACACTTGTCCAGGTTCCACACAAGCTGTACTTCACGCAATTTACATTTCAAATAAAAGTTCAACAAACGAAGCAGATGTAAATGTAAAAGTAACAACAGATGGTGGTTCTACTTTTTATCATGTAGGTAGAAAATTAAATGTACCAGTTGACAATACTTTAACACTAGATAAACCTGTAAATTTAGAGGCTGGTGATATTTTAAGAATATATGCTGAAGCTTCACCAGATTCATCAAGCATTGATTTAGAAGCTTTTATCAGTATATTGGAGATTAGTTAATGGCATACGCAACACCAATTAAAGAAACACCAAAATTAAAAAAGTTCAATGGTTTAAGAAGAACAACTGATGGCATGTTATATCTATCAACAATAGATAGAGAAACAGCTACAGATGAAATAGAAGTTTCAAAATTTTATGAAGAAGGCAAATCAGATTTATTGCCTAAAGATGGTCAAACAAACTACACCGAAGAAAGAGAAGAGTATTATAATGCTCAAGTTTTTGCAGGTGATGGTTCAGATACAACATTTACATTAAATGCTAGTATACCAGATGTTAATGGTTTAGCTGTATGGGTAAATGATATTAAAAAACAACCAGGTGCTGATTTTTCGGTATCTGGAACAACTTTAACAATAGTTGTACCACCAGCAAATGGAATACAGATTGCTGTTGCTCAGATAAATAAAAGATATTATAATAACAGTAGTGATAAGTACCAACAATTTACTTTTGATAATGACGCTTCTTACCTTATAAATAGTAGTGGAGAATTAGTAAAAAGAGAAAATAAAGTAATTTCTCGGACTGCTCTAGGTAGTGATGATTTTGATACTTTTGAGGCAACATCAACGGTAGCGAGTACAACTTATCAGGACGCAGTATAGGAATAAAACATGGCAGATTTTAAACTAGGTAGACTTAAATTTAAATGGAGAGGCGATTGGGCAACTTCAACAGCTTATGTTGTTGATGACATTATAAAGTATGGTGGTAATACATATGTTGTATCAACTAATCATACATCACAAGCTAGTTCAGCAAATTTTTACACAGACTTATCAGCAGGTAAATATAGTTTACATACTGAAGGATTATATTTTAAAGGCACATGGGCAGGTTCTACACACTATAAACTAAACGATTTAGTTAAGTATGGTGCATTTCAATATAGAACAACAACTCAACACACATCACACGCTACTAATTTTGACACTAGTAAATTTGAAGTATTCAATGAAGGCTTACAATGGGAAGACAGTTATAGCGGAAGTACAACTTACCAAGACGGTGATGTAGTATCATATGGTGGTTACACTTATGTTTATATAAATTCAACACCAGCTTCTGGACAAACTCCTACAGACAACACATATTGGGATGTAATAACTACAGGTTATAATAATACCGGAGATTATTCTCACGGAACAGCTTACAAAACAGGTGATGTTGTTGGTTACGGTGGTTATGTTTATGTTGCAAAAGCAAATGCTTCATCACAATATCCATCAAATACAAATGGTACGGTAAATTCAACTTATTGGGATTTATTAGTAAAAGGTCTTGCTTATTCTTCTACTGCTTATGACGCAGCTACAGTTTACAATATTGGTCAAGTTATAAGATACACTTCATCAACTTATGTAGCTTTACAAGATAGATTTTCAAATGTGACACCAGGGTCAGACGCTACTAAATGGCAATTAATTGCACAAGGTGATAGTGGTGCAGTATTAAATACAAGAGGTGATATAATTGTACAAGACGCCTCTCAAGCTGCTAGACTTCCTATTGGTGTTTCAGGTGGTGTTTTGACTACAGACGGTACGGATCCTGTTTGGTCAAATGCTGAAGGAAAAAATGTTTACTATGTTGCAAACTCAGGTTCAGATTCAAATCCAGGTACACAATACTTACCTTTTAAAACAGTTTACTATGCATTGGGTCAAGCGACTTCAGGTGATGTTGTTGACTTTAATACGATAACAGGTGGTACAGGTGGTACTCCAGGCACTTACGATATTACACAAACAAGTACAGACGGTTCAGGTATAGGTGTAACAGCAAGAGTTATATTAGACGGCTCTTCAGCACCTACTGTTACATTAACAAGCGGTGGTTCAGGTCACGCAGCTGGTGATGTAATTACATTTACAAATGGTAGTTCACAATTAGGTGGCGCTTCATCAATTACGATTACAGTAGTATCAGCTTCAGTTGGTGATATTGTTTATATTAAAAATGGTGTTTATAGAGAAACATTACCAATTAGAGTTCCTGCTGGCGTTACAGTACAAGGTGAATCTTTAAGAGGCACAGAAATTAGACCTGCTGCTGGACAAGGTCACCAAGTTAAAACTGTAACAACTTCATCAACATTAGCAGGTGCTACAGAGGGAACATACTCGTACAAACAAGCTTCTTCTACAAATGGAAGTGGAAAAGGATTTACAGCAAATGTCGTTATTCAGGCAAACGGAACATTTGCTTCAATATCAATTTATAACGGTGGTTCAGGATATGTAGTAGGTAATACTATAACTTTCTCTGTTGCAGATTTAGGTTGTGGTGGTTCAGGTACTTTAGTTGTAACGGTTGCTTCATTAGAAAATAACGAAGCTTCAAACATGTGGTTGATGAACAATACAACTAACTTGTTTATGATGTCATTTAAAGGATTAACAGGAATACCTGGTGCAGGTGCAACTGGTAAGGCTGCTGTTGTATCATTAGACCCTAGTGGTTCAATTACAACCACATCACCTTATATTCAGAATTGTACATCATCAAACGCTAACGCAACTGGTGTTCAAATTGATGGTTTACTTCACTCAGCAGGTAACAAATCAATTCTTGCAAACGACTTTACACAAATTAACTCTGACGGTAAAGGAGTTCATGCAATTGGTGGTGGTCGTGGTGAGATGGTTTCTGTCTTTACATATTATTGTGATAAATCATTCCACGCAGAAACAGGCGGCTTCATTAGAGCTCTAAACTGTTCATCTGCTTATGGTGAACAAGGTGCTGTATCAGACGGTACATTAGCTGCTGAAACACCAATTACAGTTGCTGCTCGTGGTCAAATGTTGGCGTACAACTCAACAACATTTGTTGGTGACGCAACAGAATCAGATATTGCAAATTGTATTACAACAAGTGGTCAAGGTACGGCTACAATCGTAGGTGCTACTTCAGGTGCTACTGCTTCAATTTTTAGAGTTAACATCTCATTAGATTACTTACACATTGAAAATGTATCAGGTAACTTTACACAAGGTGAAACTGTAACCGTAACAAAAGAAGATACTTCAACTTTCCAATTTGCTTTAAGTAGTTCTTTTGGTGATAGTTCAGCGGCTAACCAAGGACAAATTGGTCCTTTAATTGCATTACGAGGTTCATTCTCAGCTACAGCTATTAAAGTTGGTACTAACTTAAAATTCACAGGCATTAACAAATACTACAGAATATCATTAGTATCTGAACAAAATGCTGCTTATGACCCACCAGGCGCTATAGGTTCAACTGGTATTGCTACAGTTAGATTAACTGAATCAGTTACAACATCTAACTACCTAACTTTAGGTCTAGCAGGTACAATTTCAGAGGATTACTCAAACATTCGATTAACAGGTCACGACTTCCTAAGCATAGGTACTGGTGACATTGCAACATCAAATTATCCAGGTGGTCCATCACAAGCGGCTGACCAATCAGACGAAGTATCTGAAACAAACGGTGGTCGTGTTTACTGGACATCAACTGACCAAATTGGTGACTTTAGAGTTGGTGACTTATTCAGAATTCAGCAATCAACAGGTATTGCAACACTAAACGCAGACGCATTTGACCTTTCAGGATTAAGTGAATTACAACTTGGTTCTATCGGTGCTGAATTAGGTGCGACAATTAATGAGTTCTCTACTGACCAAACTTTAAGTGGAAACGCAAACACAGCTGTACCTACTGAAAATGCAGTTTATGGTCACTTACATGAAGGATTTGCAGGTACAGACGCATTTAGATTACCAGCAGGTACTACGGCACAAAGGCCAGGTAGTCCAGCAGCTGGTATGTTAAGATATAACACAGACATAGCATTACATGAACAATATGTGAGTGGTGCATGGGAAAAAATTGATACAAAAACAACTGGTAAATCAATTGCACTAGCAATGATATTCGGTTAAAAAGTATTATAAATATAGGTAAATTTAAAAGGAAAAAACAATGGCAGCACCAAATCTAGTAAATGTTTCAAGTGTATTAGGAAAATCTAAAGGTTTAGCGTTGACTACATCTTCTCAGGATGTGTTAACATGTGCTTCTAATAAATTATTAAAAATTAACTCTATTATTTGTGCAAACATTGATGGCACAAATGACGCAACGGTTGATATTTTAATGAATGATGGAAGTACAAGTTTTCATGTTGCAAAAGGTTCAAATGTAGCAGCAGGCGATACAATAGTTATAGTGTCAAAAGACGCTCCAATTTATTTAGAAGAAACATATGTTCTAAAAGCTTTGGCTTCAGCCGCTTCAGATATTGAATTGGTTGTTAGTTACGAAGAATTAGATGACGCATAAAATTAAGAGGTAGTAAAAAAATGGCAATAAGAAAATTAGGTACACCGGATAATGTAAGTAAAAATCCGAAATTTGACGGTACCGGTTCTATGCTTATACCGAAAGGTACTACAGCACAGAGACCAGCAGCAAATAGAGCAAAAGACGGCGAGATGAGATTTAACTCAACTGAAAAGCAGTTAGAGATGTATTCATCTGAATTAGGTGCTTGGGGTACTATTGCGACATTTTCTACAGACTTAACTGCTGACATTTTAGTTGTTGCAGGTGGTGGTGGTTCTATGTTTGATAACGGAGGCGGCGGTGGTGCTGGCGGCTATAGAGTTTTAGAAACAAGAACACTAACCTCAGCTTCATATACAGTTACAGTAGGCTCAGGTGGTATTAACGCACAAGCACCTACTAACGCAACAAGAGGTACTTCAAGTGCCTTTGGAACAATTTTAACATCATCTGGTGGTGGCGCTGGTGGTGCAGACGGATATTTTAACCCACAAGCTCCTGGCGGTTCAGGTGGTGGTGGCGGTAGGTCGCCAAATCCTAGAGGTATTGGTAATCAAGGTGGTTATTCACCACCAGAAGGAAATGACGGCGGACCAAATGGACCTGGCCCTAATGGTGGTGCAGGTGGCGGTGGTCACAATCAAGCAGGACAGTCTTCACCTCCAAGTAATGGCGGAGCAGGAGGAAACGGTTCAACATTTACCGGTAACTCAGGAGTTTATGCAGGCGGCGGTGGCGGAGGTTCTACACAAGGCGGCCAAGGTTCTGGTGGTCCCGGCGGACAAGGCGGCGGAGGCCGAGGTGGCGGAGGAAACTCTGGCTCTCCAGGAATTCAAGCCGGAAGTGCAAACACAGGCGGCGGCGCAGGTGGAGGTGGACAAGCAGGACCAGGTGCTAACGGTGGTTCAGGTGTTGTAATTGTCGCTTACCCAACATCACAAGGTAACCAACTTACAGTAACAGGTGGAACAACATCAACTTCTGGTTCAAAAACAGTAAGAACTTTTACAGGTTCTGGAATACTATCGTGGTAGGGAGATAATATGGCTCATTTTGCTAAATTAGGAGAAGACAATATTGTATTAGAGGTTTTAGTTATTGATAATAAAGATAACGCTGACCCTCAAACACTTGTTGAAGATGAAAATTTAGGTATTGCGTTTTGTGAAAAGTTAACAGGTCATGCAACTTGGAAACAAGCTTCATATAACGGTGCTTTTCGTAAACAATTTGCAGGTGTAGGCATGACATATAATTCAGAATTAGATATGTTTATTCATGCTAAACCTTTTCCATCATGGACATTGGATAGTAATGGCGACTGGCAACCACCAGTAGCTAAACCTTCCGATTTTGTACCACACAATAGAGGTGGTAATTATCTTTGGAATGAATCAGGTCAATCATGGGACGCTAATCCAAATTATACAGAATATACACCATAATATAAGTTATATAAATAACTATATAATTAATAAGTGAAGTGATAAAAAATGCATTTGAATAATTATTGGGTTTGTTTTGAAAGCGCTATACCACCACATATATGTGATGAAATCATAAAATTTGGTTGCGATAAACAATCCGAAACAGCACGAATAGGTACTAACGACACTTTAGATAACCTACTAGAAATAGAAAATCCTACTCCTGAACAAAAGCAGGAAATCTCACAATTAAAATTTCACATTAAAAAAACTAGGAACTCAAAGGTTTGTTTTTTAAACGAGCCATGGGTGCATAGATGGTTTGACCCTTTCATAAGAGAAGCTAATTCATTAAATTGGAAATATGATTTAGATGAATATGAAGATTATCAGTTTACAATATATGAGGGTGATAAAAAACAACATTATGATTGGCATGGTGATATGGGAAAAACATATGACGAAAATCATTGGCAGAAAAAATGGCGTAACAAAACTAGAAAGTTATCAGCCGTTATACAATTAACAGATTCCTCAGCATATGAGGGTGGCAACTTTTGGATTAATCATGGAGATAAACCACATAATGAAGAACAAAATATAGTTTTAATTAATGGTATGAAACAGAGGGGGTCAGTTTTAGTCTTTCCTTCTTTTCTATTTCATAAAGTTGAACCAGTTACTTTTGGTACAAGATACTCACTAGTTAACTGGATATTAGGAGATACTTTTAGATGAAACATTACGGATTAAACTTTGGACCTTTTATTATGAGGTCTGAAATTGAAGATTATATGAGAATTAATCTTTTAAAAGCTGGCGAAAAGTTATCAGAAAAAGATAATTTTGATAAATCATTAGCCGGCAATTTAACAACACAATTAGAAATTAAAGATAAAGCATGGTTTGAACCATATTTAAATATGTATGTTCAATATTATTTTGATGGTTATGCTAAACACTTTGAATTTGAACAATATACAAGAGAACGATTTTTAAGAACTCTGTGGATTAATTATCAAGGACCTAATGATTATCAGCCACCTCATGTACATGATAACGCAGATTTATCATTTGTAATATATTGTGATATACCTGAAGAATTAAAAAAAGAACATGATGATTTTGTTGCAAATAAAGATAACAAACATAAAATACCACCAGGCACTATCAGTTTTGAGTATGGTGAAAATATGCCAAATAATTTAATATGCCAAACATTTATGCCATACAACAATCAAATTTTTATTTTTCCAGCTTGGGTAAAACACTATGTTATTCCTTTTAAGTCAGATGTAAAAAGAGTTTCTATATCAGGAAATATAACATTTGATAGGGACCCCGAAGAAATAGCAAATAATAAAATACAACAAGTTGTAGATATGCATAATAAAATTATTAGAGAGCGAGTGAAATAATGTCAAGAGATACATGGAAAGAAGATAATTACGCCGTAGTTAGAGAGGTTTTACATCCTCAATTAGTTGGTCATTTAAACTCTTATTTAAAGTTACAAAGAAAAGTTAAAATTACTTTAGATGAAGAAAGATGGTTACCACCGAGAGATGAAACATTTGGTGTGTTTAATGATGACCAAATAGGCGACCCTAATACATGGTCAAAATACGGTGATATTGCTATTGAAAGTTTATTTGACATTGTAACTCCTATTATGAACGCAGTTACAAAATCAGATTTAATACCTACTTATAGTTACACCAGAATTTATA